TGAGATTACTGTTACCTTTACTATTGTGGGATTAGAAGTTCCACGTCAACAATTCTCATATATCCTAGAGGCAACAAGATAATATGCCTTTTACAAAGTTTACAAATCTAGATTTTGATCAGATAAAAACGTCCATCAAGGATTATCTCCGTGCAAATTCAACTTTCACGGATTTTGACTTTGAGGGATCTAACTTTTCTGTCCTAATCGATACGCTTGCATATAATACCTATATTACTGCATTCAACTCGAACATGATTGTCAATGAATCCTTTTTGGATTCGGCAACGTTAAGAGAGAATGTAGTTTCTTTAGCGCGAAATGTTGGATATGTTCCTCGTTCTAGAAGTGCCGCAAAGGCAACTGTGTCCTTCAATATTGCATCTTCAAGCACTTCGGCACAAATAGTACTTAAAGCGGGTTTAGTGTGTGTTGGAGCGGTTGACAACACCTCATACACATTCTCAGTACCAGAAGACATTACTAGAAATAATGTAAATGGGGTTGCTTCATTTGATAATATTGAAGTTTATCAGGGAATTTACCTCACCAAAGAATTCGTAGTCGATAATTCAACCAATCAAAGATTTATTTTAAATAATCCAAATATTGATACGAGCACGATTGTTGTTAAGGTTGGCACTCGTGAATATAGGCAAGTTGATAATATCTTTAAAATAGACTCTAATTCAGAAATATATTTGTTGCAAGAAATTGCCGATGAAAAGTATGAATTGTTATTTGGTGATGGTATTCTTGGAAAGAAAATAGAATCTGGAACGACCGTTAAAGTCAGTTATATTACGACTGATGGTGAAGATGGAAATGGACCTTCACTGTTCTCATATTCTGGAACCACGACTGACAGTAGCGATATACTTGTAACCCCATCGGGAACGGTATCTGTAAGCACCGTCAACCGTGCTTCTGGTGGCAGTAGCATAGAATCTATACAATCAATCAAATACTTTGCTCCTAGGGTATATTCCTCACAATATCGTGCTGTGACTGCAAGAGATTATGAGGCGATTATTCAAAAAATTTATCCAAATACCGAATCAGTTTCTGTTGTTGGTGGTGAAGAATTAGATCCACCACAATTTGGTAAAGTCTTATTGAGTATTAAACCAAAAAATGGTACGTCAATCTCAGATTTTACAAAAACTCAAATTCTAAATGATCTCAAACAATATTCTGTTTCTGGAATTAATCAGGAAATTATAGATCTCAAACTACTGTATGTTGAGATTGATAGTGATGTCTTTTATGATTCTTCCAAAGTTAGCAATATTCAACAGTTAAATTCTAGAGTTGTTTCTTCTTTAGATACTTATTCACAATCCGTAGATCTCAACAAATTTGGGGGGAGATTCAAATACAGTAAGGTGTTACAAGTCATCGACAATGTTGATACTTCAATTACATCAAATATCACTCGTGTAAAAATGAGAAGGAATATTAATTGTATTATTAATACCTTTGCACAGTATGAGATTTGTTTTGGAAATAGATTCCATAAAACAATAGGTTCTTACAATATTAAGAGTACTGGTTTTAAGATTGCTGGAGAACCAGACACTGTATATTTTGTTGATGTTCCATCAGAAAATAGTGACATTGGCATTCTTTCTATTGTAAAACCAACATTAGATCCAAATGAATATGAGATTGTTAAGAAGTCTATTGGAACTGTAGATTATATCAATGGAGAGATCATAGTTAATACTATTAATATCATTTCAACCTCTTTAGAAGACAACGTAATTGAGATTCAAGCATACCCAGAATCAAATGATGTAATTGGTCTCAAAGACCTATATTTGGTCTTTGATGTCTCCAAAAGCACTATAAATATGGTTAAGGATACTATAGCATCCGGAGAGCAAATTTCTGGAGTTGATTTCCCAGTAAGGTCAAGTTATTCAAACGGAAAATTAACGAGGTAATAAGGAGATATGATTACAACTGGTTTTGACGCTAGAGTAAAAGTTCAACAAATTATTGAGAATCAGTTACCAGAATTCTTACTCAGCGAATCCCCCAAGTCTGTAGACTTTTTAAAGCAGTATTATGTCTCCCAGGAATATCAGGGAGGACCAATTGATATTGCAGAGAATTTAGATCAATATTTAAATTTAAATAACCTTTCTCCAGAGGTTATAACTGGCACTACGACACTAACCAGTTCGGTCTCCGAATCCGATGATGTAATTTATGTTGAGTCGACCAAAGGTTTTCCCAAACAGTATGGTCTATTCAAGATTGATAATGAAATTATAACATATACTGGGATTACAAATAATAGTTTTACTGGATGTATACGTGGTTTTAGTGGTGTTACAAACTATAGGAACGAAACCAATCCAGAAGAATTAGTTTTTTCTACATCAGATGCAGCATCTCACTCTAATGAATCTAATGTAGAAAATCTAAGTGCTCTATTTTTAAAAGAATTCTACAAAAAATTAAAATATCTTCTTGCTCCTGGATTTGAAGATGTTGATTTTGTATCTGAACTTGATGTAAACAATTTTATAAAAAGTGCTCGCAGTTTTTATCTTTCTAAAGGAACTGATGAATCATTTAGAATTCTTTTCAATGTCTTATATGGTGTTACACCAAAAGTTATAAACCTTGAAGATTTTCTCTTAAAGTCATCTGATGCGGAATTTATCAGAAGAGAAATATTAGTTACAGAAAGAATCTCTGGCGATCCACTAAGATTGGTCGGTCAGATGATTAGAAATATTGATGATTCTGCTACTGGACCAGTTTCCGAAGTTGAGATTATAACAAGAAACAAAAAAACTTTTTATAAAATTCAACTTTTTTCTGGATATGATGAAAAGAGTCTAATTGAAGGAACTTTTAAAATTACTCCAAGTTCTATAGTCTCTGATAATGTTTCTATTGGATCTTCGGTAATTACTGTTGATAGTACAATTGGATTCCCAGAATCAGGAAACCTTGTCTCTGGATCCAATACTATTACATATACCGATAAAAGTATTAATCAATTCTTTGGTTGCCAGGGAGTTGACACATCAATAAATCCTTCTGATAACATCAGATCGGATAAAATCATTTATGGATACGAAAATGGAGATCCATCAAAGAGAGTCGAACTAAGAGTTACGGGTGTTCTTTCTGATATTGAAAGTCCAGAAAAATTCAATCTTCTTTTAGAAGGTGATAATATTTCGGTTAAAAACCTTGGTGATAAAGTAGAAAATAATAATGAAAATAATAAGCAGTTCTCATTCAATAGTTGGATCTATAATGTAAGATCTCGTTATGAAGTAAATTCATTTAACAATAACCAATTAACTTTATTCGAACAACCAGATATCTCCAGTTTAAAGGTTGGTGATACTGTTGATGTTTTAGATAGAAACTCCGAGAATATCGTTGTTGCAGATGCAGTTGTAACTGCAATAAATTCTAAACTAGTAGAAATTAATAAAAACATTACCGGAGTTGTCTCAAATAGAAGACTGAGTATCAGGAGAAAGTATGCTTATGCTACATCATCAAATACTCCATTAAGAGTTCCTAATATTATTTCAAATGTTCAGAACACATATAATGAAGATGATAAATTTATCTATGTTGCATCAAATTCATTACCAGATTATCAGATAAAGAAAAAACTTTCTACTGCGAATATTTCAATAACAGCGTCTTCAAATCTGGATAATATTTTCCAAAATTATAATGGACTAACAGATTTATACTCCGTACTATCATTCAACGATGATGTTCCATTTGTAACTGGAGACGCAATCATATATCATGGGGATCAAGATGCTTTCCCAGAGTTAGTCTTAGGCAATACCTATTATGTTGAAGTTCTAGAAGAATCTGGAAGAAAGAATAAAATTCGTCTTTATAATGCGAGATCTTTTATTTCTTCCCAAAATTATGTTGAATTTGGCAAATATGAAGTAGTATCAAATCACAATTTCACTATTTTACAGCATTATAATAAAACTCTAGTACCCAAAAAATCACTATCAAAATTCCCACTAGATCCAAATATTAAAACAGAAACTAATGTTCCAACTGAAGTTGGTGTAGTTGGTAAGTTAATTAATGGTGTTGATATTATTAATTACAAATCAAATGATAGAATTTACTATGGTCCTATAGATTCTTTGAAAATTTACAATAGTGGAGATGATTATGATGTAATTAATCCACCATCAATTGTAATTTCTGGACCTGTTGGATTTGGAACAACTGCCGAAGCACAAGCAGTTGTTAGTGGATCCGTAAAGAGTGTAATTGTAGACCCTCAGAATTTTAACATTAATAGAGTTTTGTCTGTTACTGTTACTGGAGGAAATGGTAATGGTGCTAAGTTACAGCATGTTCTTTCAAAGCAATTCAGAGAAATTGAATTTAATGGAACACAAGTTGGTTTAGCAGCAACTGGTGGAGTTGATATTAGTAATGAAACAATAACGTTCCTTGAGAGGCACAATTTGCAGGATGGGGAAAAGATTGTCTATAATCCTGCAGGAAATCAACCATTAGGTATTGGATCATTTAAGTTCTCAAATACGGATCAAGGAAGATATTTGGTTAATGGTGCAACGTACTATCCACAAGTTATAAACACTAGAGCAATTCACTTATATGAAACTGAAGAAGACTACTTAGCTGGAATCAATACGGTCGGTTTTACTACAATTAATACTGGTGGAACTCACAGGTTTAGATTATTTGACGCTAAGGATGTAATTTCTGAAATTAGAGTTATTGATCCAGGAAGTGGATATGAAAACAGAAGGTTGAGAGTGAAGACTTCTGGAATATCTACAGAGTACAACAAGATTGTATTTAATAATCATGGATTCAAAGATGGAGATTTGGTAAATTACTCTTATGAAACTTCAGAAATTGTAGGTTTAACATCATCAAAACAGTATAGGGTTATAAAACTAAATGATTCTGACTTCCAGTTGGCAGATGCTGGATCAGTCGGTGCCGCAACAACAGACTTTGAGCGAAGGAAGTTTGTAAAATTTGAGTCGACTGGAAGTGGATACCAGGAATTTTCATATCCTCCAGTACAGATTATCATCGATGCAGAATTTACTGGATCATCAATTGGTACAATTACTGCAACTCCTCAAGTAAGGGGTCAAATTGTTGATGCATACTTGTATGATGGTGGAACCAACTATGGTTCAAATATTTTAAATTTCCACAAAAAACCATCACTTTCCATTAGAAACGGTGTAGGTGCAGAATTAAAACCAATTATAAAATCTGGTTCTATCGTTGCCGTTGAAGTTCAAAATGGTGGAAAATATTATAATGCTGCTCCAGACCTTGTAGTAAATGGAAATGGTTCTGGGTGCAAGTTGAGAGCGGTTGTAATTGATGGAACTATCAAAGATGTCATTATTATTAATAGAGGTGTAAATTATGAAGATAAAAATACTTCTATTTCTGTAATTCCACCAGGAAAAAATGCTGTAATTGAACCAAATGTAAGATATTTAAGTGTAAATAATCTTGGAAAATTTTCCGATGAAATTTTATCTGAGTATGAAGATAATCTTTCTTATGGTGTAGTTGGATATTCTACTGAAAGAGAGGGTAATTCATTCTCAGATCCAAATCCAGATACAGGACACTCCAAGGTTATTGGATGGGCTTATGATGGAAATCCAATTTATGGACCATATGGTTATTCGGATCCAGAAGATAATAATTCTTCAATTGTTGCCCTGAAAACTGGATATAATGAATCAATATCAAATGTATACAATAGACCATCCACATCAGTATTCCCACTGGGATTCTTTTCGGACGATTACAAATATGTGAATAACGGTGATCTGGATGAGCACAATGGAAGATTTGCAAAAACTCCAGAATATCCAGAAGGCGTTTATGCATATTATGTTGGTGTTGCAACTGCTGCACCCACTGGTAAATTAGTACCAAAATTCCCATATTTTATTGGTAATACTTTCAGATCTACTCCAGCAGAGAATATCGTAGATCAATCATTTGATTTTAACAATTCATCATTAGTTAGAAATACTTTCCCATATAGAACTAATCAAAAATATTCTGGTAGTGACTTTATAGTAGAATCTAATGAATTCTTTAATCAAATTACAACAGTAGAATCTGTTTCTGAGGGTGGAATTGAGACAGTAACTGTACTGAATCCTGGTCAAGACTACAAAATTGGTAACCTGGTTACATTTGAAAATGAAGGAACTAATGGCGGCGGTGCTTCTGCAGAAGTTAGTAAATTGGAAGGTTACAATATTAGCAAAATTGAGACAACATATGATGATTTTGAGAGTTCTGTTGTAACTTGGCAAGATAAACAAACATTAAGAGTTTATACTCCAAGTTTCCATTCATTTTCTTCTGGGGATAACATTTCGATATCTGGAGTTTCTACGTTCTTAAATGGTCTAGTAGACTCTCACAAAATTGGAATTTCTTCGGAAAGATCTTCTTTAGCTGAAGATATTCCAGCAAATGTTGGGGTTGTAACAGATATTTACGTTTCTTCAATTGGTTTAAACGTTGGATCTGGTACGACAATTGGAATTGGAACAGAATTATTCTCGGTTCTTAATAGATTTGATTCTGATAATATCTTGAGAGTTAGAAGAGGTAATGCTACCATTTCACATAGTTCTGGAGATATTGTAGATTACTTTACTGATTCATTCACTATTTCTCTATCAAGTGAATATTTTGAATCAACAAAGAATAAAAAAACATACTTTAATCCAAAGCAATCGGTTGGAGTTGGTATTAATACTGGAACCGAAACTTCTACAAGTTTCTATATTGGCAATACGTTAAAAACGGTTTCTATTCCAGTACAAAGCATTTATATTCCAAATCATTCATTTAGGAATAACCAAAAACTATTACTATCAATACCACAATCCGCAAATGCACTAACTGCTTCTGATACTTCTTCTGGATCAACTTTTGATCTACCAAATTCTGGATCAAGTCAATATGTTTATGTAATTAATAAATCCAAAGATTTTATTGGTTTAACGACTCAAGTTGGTTTAACTTCAACTTCTGGCGGTCTTTTCTTCACTGCTAATGGATCTGATAATTATGAATATAGTTTAGATACTACATATCCAGAATTAACTTGTACTGCTAGAAGAATCAAAGCAAAAGTTTCTATATCAACAGATCATGGTCTAGAAGACAGGGATAAAATTAATCTAACAGTAAAACCAAAACAAACAGTTGGTGTTGGATCTTCAGATTTGATTAGGATTAAGTATAATGCTTCAAATAAAAAATTACTTGTAAATACCGTAGGATTCTCATCATCTAAGGTAGATATCACCACCGACAAGATTTATATTGGGGATCACAATCTTTCATCTGGACAAAAGGTTTTTTATGATTCTTCCGATCTTGTTGCAAGTGGTTTAACAACAGGTAGTTATTTTGTATATAAGGTTGATAGTAATAATATTAAACTTGCAGAAACTTATAATGACGTTTTTGCAAATCCTCCAGTTATTGTAAGTATTGGAAACAGTGGAGGTTCAGGTCAGGAACTGAGTCTCATTAATCCACAACTAAAAATAACTAATAACAATAATATTTCCATTAATCTTCCAGATTCTTCTCTGGATGGATATAAATTTAAACTTTATTACGATCAGGATTTGAATAGTGAATTTGTTTCAACAGGAAGCACAAGTTCTTTTAATCTTCAAGGAAGTTCTTCAAATTCAATTACTATCAACCATGATGATTCATTGCCAACAAAACTTTATTACTCTTTTGAAAAAGATGGTATTTTAATTGAACCAGATATTGATGTTAAAAATTACTCAGAAATTTTATATGTCGATAGTTTTTATAATGGAGAATATGAAGTTTTTGGAATTGGAAATACCACATTCAACATATCTTTAAATGAGATTCCAGAAAGACTTTCATACCAATCTTCAGATTGTGAAGTCATAGAATATGATACTTCTTCACTCAATGCATCTGGACCAATTAAAAATATTAATATAATATCTTCTGGATTTAACTATAAAGTTCTACCAAGAATTGTAGGTTTAAGCACTGGATCTGCAGTTAGTGTTGGATCAAACGCGGTATTGAGGGCAAATACAAAGGATATTGGTAAAATTAACGAATATAGAATTATTAATGAAGGATTTGATTATTCTTCTGATAAGACTTTAAGACCTCAAGCAGAAATTCCAACTTTATTAACATTAACTGGATCCCAAAAAATTGAGAACATTGATGTAGTTGATGGTGGAAAAAATTACATTTCTGCTCCATCACTAATTATTATTAACATGTATGACCGCACTTTAGTTGATAGTGGTCTTCTTGTTGCAAATTTCAAAGGAAATACTATTGTTTCTGTAGATGTTGTCGAAGAACCAAAAGGTCTGGATGATGTTGAACACAGAATATTTACAATTAATAATAGTAATGGTATTCAGGTTGAGAGAATTTTATCTTACAGTAATGGTATAGTAGAATGTGAACTAAGTACACCACCAATTGATGGATTTATTAATCCACCATTTAAATCTGGGGATAGAATATTTGTAGAAGGAATCAAAAAGCAAGATTTTACAGATGCTTTAGGAAATGTAACTTCTCCAGGAACAGGTTTTAATTCCGCAGATAATGGATACAACTTCTTCGAAGTTACCGAATATACAAATTCAAATCCAGCGATATTAAAATATAATATTGGAGAGTTTACTGAAAATGCAGGAACTGCTGTAACCATTCAAACGACATCATTTAATTCAATCATAAAAGAACAAAACTATCCAGTTTTCAGAATAACAAGAGTTCCAAGTCTCTTCTTTGATGGAGAACTTTTGCGCGTAAATGATACAGCGACAGACTTAGAAGTAAAAACAGTTAAGAAGAACTTTATCAAAGTTACTGGCGACTATAAGATAGAAATTGGTGATCAGATAAAAGGAGTTAACTCTGGCAACTATGCAATTATTGATAATATCTATAGAAATGAAAATAGATTCACTATAGACTATTCCAATAAAAAAGAATTTGATTGGAAGGATGATACTGGAAAACTAAATCTTGATCTTCAGGTATTACCAAATAATGACTACTATCAGAATCTCTCTTACACAATTAAGAGTACTATTGAATATGAAGAGATGCGTGATAAAGTCAACCAGTTAGTTCACCCAACTGGATTGAAAAACTTTGCAGATACTGAAATTCTCTCTAAAGCAGATGTTTCTATCGCATCTTCAATATCACTATTACCAGTTCTTGATTTTGTCTCCGAAAGAAGAGTCGATACTATTAATAATTTTGACCTAGCATTGGATTATGATCCAACGCAAGATTCTTCTAGATTCATTATATTTAAAAATAAAAAACTAGCTGATTATATTGAATGTAGATCAAACAGAGTTCTACAAATTGACGATATTAGTGGTAGATTTTCTAGTTCAGAATTCAATAAAGAAACATTTACGGATACAATTGAATATCCAATTACTGACTTTTATTCTAAATTCCTCGTTCAAGTTATGGATGAGGAAAAGAGAAGCACTCAGGTTAGTGAAGTTGTAGTTTTAAACGATTATCAGGGTACATTTACTTTAAACAAAATTGATCTATTCACAGATGAAAAAATAGGAGATTTTTCTGGAGATTTTGGATCTGTTGGAGATCCAATTTTAAGATTCACTCCTATCAATCCAAATGATTTTAACTATAATCTCAAAATTTACAGAGAGTCATTTACTAGTGATCCATTTACAATTGGTATTGGATTCACTGAAATTGGTTTTACAAGACTATCTGCAATAACGGAAAATGTAGGTCCATCTTCTGGAAATGGTCTTCTTGGTGTAAGCACAACTGTTTTCCAAGCACAGTCGGCACTTTATGATACTGTATATGCATTTGCACACGTTGTTGATACCGTTACAAATGAATCAAATTACTTTGAAATAGCAGGTCATTATGACGGGCAGGACACTTATCTTTCAGAGTTCTACTTTGATACCAAAAAAACCTCAGTATCTGGAAATTATATTGGAACGTTTGGGTTAAATGTGGATGGTGGAGTTATTTCACTTTCCTTTGAAAATGAAAATAGTAACAATAACGTAAGAGTTAAAACAAAAGTTGTTGGTATTGGTTCAACTTCTGCTGGAGTTGGAACATACAGATATACTGTTGATGGGCAGATTGATGGTACTGAAAGAACTGCAAGACTTGATTCTCAATATTCTATTACCTCTGGCATTTCAACCATTATTACTTTTGATAGTATTTTAGATTCTACTTTAAAATCTATCATTAAAGTTTCTGTTGGTTCTACAGTTGCTTTACATAATTTATTAGTTGTTGCCGATCAGACAAGAACAAATATTCAACATTCACCATTCATATCCGTTGGTTCTCAGACTGGAATTGGAACTTTTGGTTCTGAAATGGTCGGTACTGATGTTGTTGTTAAGTTCTATCCAGATTCTGATTATTCTTCTGATGACATTACAGTCCAATCTTTCAACCAATTTATTTACACGGATATTGATGAATTTAACGTTCCCGAAGATTTTACTTATGGCAACGCGGTAGAAAACATAACAAATGCATTCTATGGATCTATTAATGAGTTTGGTAAAGATAAACTCGATTTTGATTTGAATTATAATAGAATTCCTATCTTTGAAAAAACATTTAACCCAAATAATTCTAGTGTTTTAGATAGAGCAACTGGAATTTTCTCAATCGATAACCATTTCTTTGAAACTGGTGAGGAGTTAATTTATACTCCAAACTCAACTTTAATTGGTATTGATGGAGAACCAATGGGTATTGGAGAAACTATCGTTTCTGGTTCAACATTTACTGGAGACTTTATTGTTGGTTTCTCTTCGATTACGGGTATTGCTAATACAACAGGAATTACCACAAATTCATTGATATTTGGTCCATCGGTTCCTTCAAGTACTACGGAAGTTATTGGAATTTCTACAAATTATACATTCTTCATCGGTCAGGTTATTGGTGGTGGATCCACAGTAATTACTGGGGTAGGAAACACTTCAATTCTCACCGTTGGTGCTGGCATATTCTCTGGAGATAATACTGGTTTTGGAACCATCACATCTATTGGAATCAATTCGATTACTTCAACAGAGACGATTCCAGGTGGATCGGATATAATTTACTACTCGACAGATGAATCTTATGCTATAGAGTTGGATGGAGTTTCTACTGCATCTACAATGAGGCAATCGTACTCCACAGGAATAACGACTGATATCTGCCCAACAACAGTATATGCAATTAGATTATCTAAAGATCAGTTTAAGTTATCTGGAACTGCTGGAGGAAGTGGTATTGGTTTAACTTTCACTTCTATTGGAAGTGGAAATCGCCATGAACTTGAGATGAAGAAGAAACTTGAAAAAACTCTAATTACAATTGATGGAGTAACACAATATCCTTTAATGTATACTCCACTGACCTATACTTTAGAGAATAACAGTGCTACCATTGGTGCAGGTATAACCTTCCTCTCTCTTTCTGGAATTTCTTCAATTAAACCAAAAGATATTCTCAAGATAGATGATGAATTCTTAAATATCAAAAACGTTGGACTAGGAACAACTAATGTTGGTCCTATTGATGGAACTGGAGATGTACCAGTTATTGAGGTTTCTAGAGGATTTGTTGGTTCTTCAGCAACTACACACTCTAATGGAAGTGTTGTTAGAATTTATAAGGGTGCATATAACATAGTTGGAAATAAAATTCACTTTACCGAGGCACCAGATGGTAAAGGTAATAATAATAGATTAAACTCAAGTAATCTTGCACTACCTAAATCGTCATTCAATGGAAGAGTTTATTTACGTAAAGATTATACTGATAATAAAATTTATGATGATATTTCATTAGAGTTCAATGGAATTGGAAGAACCTTTACAGTATATAAAGAGGGTCAAAATACAACTGGTTTAGAGGCTGGTAGCAATCTAGTCTTTATTAATGATATATTCCAGACTCCAGATACCCCAAATAATGCTGGTAATAATTACTTCTTTGAAGAAACAGAGTCAACTGGAATTTCTAGCGTAACATTTACTGGTATTAAGAGACCTAATACGGATGATACTATCATTATTGAATCTGATGTAAATCAAAACCAATTACCACGAGGTGGCGTTGTTATATCTATCGCACAGACTGGTGGATTGGGTTATGCTCCACCAATTGGAGCAAAACTCAGAGCAGAAACCACTGGAGGTGTGATTACAAATATTGTCGGAGTTCCAACTTACGGACAAGCATATCAAATTAGTACATCAGTTTACAATCAAAATACTGGTATACTTGAAGTTACAACATCATCACCACATAAATTTACTGGATCTGAAAATGATGTTTACTTAGAAAACTTAGAGTTTTCATGTGATTCGGCACATGCTGGAGTTACTACTACGATTTTCCCAGATGGAACACTTGGCAACGTATTTCCTGTTGTGGGAGTTGTTTCAGCAACAACATTTAATGTCAACATTGGTGTAAGTACCATAGCACATAGTTATGTTGGACAGGGAACAGCATATCAATATTACAGCAAACTAACCTTTGGATCTGGATATTATAATAATGTTTCTATTGGAGTTTCAAACGTATACTATCCACATAGATTTGTCTCTGCTGGTATTAATTCAATTACAGACGATACAACAGCAACTCACACAGCAACTGATGCGGATTATGATCCAGTAACTGGTATTCTTGTTCTCACAATAGACAATCATGGTTTAACAACATCTAATACTATTGAATTTGACGATAATTCACTATCCTTTAGGTGCTCTAGTGATAATTATCAAACGGTAAGAACTTACCCAAGACCTACAGATCCAGTTTCTGGTATTTCAACCACAATTCTATCTACAACAACTAATACAATAACAGTTAATATTGGTGAAACTGGAGGAACAGGAGCACAAATTGATGTTTCTGTTGGAGCTGGTGGAACACTAATTCCATCAATTGTTGATGGGGGACAAGGATATGGTGATATTGTTTTTGATATCAATGATCCATCATATGAAAATCTTCCTGTAATAGGTGTTTCCCGTCTAGGACTTGGCAATACAACTCAAACTGGTATTGGATTGTCAATGACTCTTGAAGTTGGTCCAAGTTATGCAGCAACTGGCATTGGATCAACATACTTCCAAATTCGCTCATATGAAATTACAAAACCAGGATATTCATATAGGGTTGGTGATGTCTTTAAAGTTGTTGGGTTGGTAACTGATTCCAGATTATCTTCTCCAATTGAAGAACTTCAGTTTACAGTTACTGATGTATTTGAAGATTCATTTGCTTCTTGGCAATTGGGTGAATTTGATTTTATTGATAGTATTTCTTCACTGCAAGATGGGAACAGAACCAGATTCCCACTTTATAAGAACAGCCAGTTGTTGAGTTTCCAAAAAAATACCTCTGACGTTGATTCGGCATTAATTGATTTGGATTCGATTCTTTTAATCTATGTGAATGGGGTAATGCAAGAGCCAGTAGTTTCATATGAATTTACTGGTGGAACTACATTTAGATTCAAAGAAGCACCAAAATCAAGTGATAAAATTGACATCTTCTTCTATAGAGGAACAAGAGATGAAGACAGTATCGAAGTTAATGTTAATGAAACGATAAAACCTGGAGATGACGTTCAGATTTTAAAGAATGATGACATTCCACAAACTGTAGGACAGGATTCAAGGATTGTTTCTGAGATATTCTCTGCCGATATAATCAGAACAGGTATATATCTTGGTGATGGTATTGATGACACAAACTACAAACCAATTGATTGGTCTAAGCAAAAGAGAGATCTTCTATTAAATGACAACGTTCAGTCTAAAGTAAGAGATTCTTTAGAGGGAATGGTGTTCCCAACAGGAAAAGTCATACAAGATTTCTCTTCTACAGATCTTGAAATATTCCTGGATAATTCGCAATTCTTCAACTATGAAGAAAATGAATCTAGTATTGGAATTCAAGATTTCTCTTCAATATTAATTCAAGGTGGTAATGATCCAGTTTCAGCTGCATTTACAGCAAATGTCTCTGCTGGCGGATCAATTTCTTCAGTCACAGTTCTTGATGGTGGATCTGGATATGATCCAGGATCTGTTATTGATCTAATAATTGCAAATCCAATAGGTGGAATCGGAACTATATTCAAATATGATGTTAAGAGAAGACCAGGAGTTCTTGGAATTGGGTCTGATGTTATTATCGGTATTGATACTTCATCGATTTCTGTCGGTCAAGCAATTAGATCTATTCCTAATGTTTTAGATACTACAGTTACAGTAACTGGTATTTCTAGTGGTTCTGATGGATCTGTATCATTGAGTAAAAATGCATCAAATACCACAGTCCTTACTAGATCTTTTGATTTTGGTAGATATCAAGATCAGTCAGTTGCAATTGGATCTGCATTTGTTTCCAATTCTGGTATTGTAACTTTGACCTCTATTTCTAATGCTGGAGCTGGTTATACAGTTTCCCATCCACCCGATATAACAGTTTCTTCACCAAATTATGCAAGTGAATTGATTACTGGAATTAGATTTGTTGAAGGATTTAGTGGAATTATCACTGGAATAACAACAAATACTGGAACTGGAGGAAATCCACTATCCTTAACTTTCCATGTTTTATATGATTCTGTATCAGATATTAATTCATTAATCGAAAATTATCCAATTTATGTTTTTGACACTCATGTTGGAAATGGAGTAACATCTATCGATAGTGGTGATTCTACATTAGTTGGTATTGGAACTACATTTGCAGACAATATCTACAAGATTCACTCTATCACTAGAGATAATCTAACTGGCATTATAACTAGCAATATTCTTTCAACTACAGATGTTACTGGTATTCATACAATGCCTGGTAGTGTATGTGGAAGATTCTCTTGGGGAAGACTCTCTGGTTTTGAGAGAACGTCTTCATCTATTGGTGTTGCCGTTTCTGGATACACAGTTAATCCTGGTCTTACTACCTTCCCAACACTACAGAGACGTGGTTATGGACTTAGAGATACTGGTGCCCTAAGAAAAGACCTTGGGTAATTAATTATAAATATAGAAAAAAGCTCTCAAGATGGCGGCAATTGTAACAGATCAGTTTAGAATATTAAATGCAGGGAACTTTGTAGATTCTGTTAGTGACCCTAATAATTCTTATTATGTATTTTTAAGTCTACCCAATCCAAATGCTGTTGGATTTGGAAGGTCTACAACTTGGGATTCTAATACTCCAAATCCTGTTGATAATCTAAACTACTTAAATCATGTAAAAGATACAATGATTTTTGGTAAGAAAATTACCGCTAATGATGTTCGTAGATTGGTGAGAAGAGTTGATTGGAGGCAGGGCACTGTTTATGAAATGTATCGCCATGATTACAGTGTAAGTAATACTTCTCCACAAACAAATTCGACTAGATTATATGATTCAAATTACTATGTAATTAATAGCGACTACAGAGTTTATATTTGTATTGACAATGGTGCATCTTCTGCAAATCCAGCAGGAAACTTTTCACAAGATGAACCAACATTTATTGATTTAGAGCCAACAAGAGCTGGTGAAAGTGGTGATGGATACGTTTGGAAATATCTATTTACAGTTTCTCCAAGTGATATTATTAAATTTGATTCTATTGAATATATTCCCGTTCCCAACAATTGGGATACAACCACCGATGCACAGATACAGGCGGTTAGAGAAAATGGGGATTCTTTAGTAAATGAAAACCAAATTAAAAAAGTTTATATTCAAAATCAGGGTGCTGGATATAACACAACCGATACTGAGTTAGATATTTTGGGAGATGGTGAAGGTGGAAGAGTTGTTGTTGATGTAACAGGTGGTAAGATTACTGATGTTACCGTTTCATCTGGTGGAAAAAATTATTCTTATGGAAGAGTTGACCTCTCAACTATTAATAGTGGAGCAACAGAATTTGCACATTTGATCCCCATTATTCCTCCATCCAGAGGGCATGGATATAATCTTTATGAAGAACTTGGAACTGATAGAGTTTTAATTTATTCCCGATTTGATGACTCGACTAAAGATTTTCCTTTAGATACCAGATTCGCACAGATTGGCATCATCAAAAACCCAACAAGAATTGGATCCGCATCTTCTATTTTCTCCGAAAATCAATTTTCAAATCTGAATGGATTAAAGTTAACTTCGGTTTCAAATCCATCCGATGCTGTTCCTGGCACAAGAATTTATCAAACAGTAACAGGTGTTGGTACAGCAACTGGATACATTGCTTCATATGATACTGAAACAAGTGTTCTAAAGTATTTTTCCGATAGATCTCTTTACTTTAATCAGAGTTCTTATGATCAAAAAGATTCCAGAAATCTTATTAATGAGGCAACAAAAGTTGATTTTAGTATAAGTGGAGGAACGATTACTTCAACTAATAACTTTAGTGGAGCAATTGATTCTACCTTTACTGGTATAACAACAACAGTTACATCAACTAAGAGAGTCAATCTTGCAACAGAATTCAATAACGGCATATCTCTTCCTGAAATAAATAAAGGATCAGGGGAAATTATTTACGTTGATAATAGACCCAGAGTTTCTAGAAACCCTCGTCAAAAAGAAGATATTAAAATCATACTGGAATTCTAAAGATGTCACAAAAAACCAATTTAAACGTATCACCTTATTATGACGATTTTGACCCAAATAAAAATTTTTATAGGGTTCTCTTCAAACCAGGTTTTCCAGTTCAATCAAGAGAATTAACTACTTTACAGTCAATTCTACAAAATCAAATAGAAACTTTTGGGAGCCACATCTTTAAAGATGGTTCTGTAGTAATTCCAGGAAATATTTCATATAATTCAGAGTATTATGCGGTTAAAATAAACCCAACACATGTGGGATTGAGTGTTGGTTTATATTTAAATGAGTTAGTTGGTAAAAAAATAAAAGGTCAGACTTCTGGTCTAGTTGCAATAGTACAAAAAGTATTATTAAATACTGAATCCGAAACTGAAGATTATACTTTATACGTCAAATATATTTCTTCAGACTCTTCTTTCCAAATTTCCCAGTTCAGAGATAGTGAGACTCTGATTCTTCAAGAAAACTTAGTATATGGAAACACCACCATTGCTTCTGGAGATACATTTGCAACCCTAATAAATCAGGATGCTACCTCTACGGCGTCTGCAGTTTCCATTTCCAATGGAGTTTATTTCATTAGAGGTCACTTTGTAAGCGTTAGTGATGATACTCTAATCCTAGACCAATATACAAATACACCATCATATAGGGTTGGTCTATATGTTTCAGAATCTTTAGTAGATGCAAAAGAAGATAATACTTTATATGATAATGCAAGAGGATTTTCTAATTATGCAGCACCAGGTGCAGATAGATTAAAAATATCTGCATCTTTAACTAAAAAGAGATTAGATGATTTAGACGATAAAAATTTTATTGAAGTTTTAAGAATTTCAAATGGTGTTGTTAAAAAAATTCAAGATTCAAACACATATTCATTAATTAAAGAGTATATTGCGGAAAGAACTTATGAAGAATCTGGAAATTATTCTGTAGATCCTTTTGAAGTTGATGTTGAAGATTCTTTAAATGATGGTTTGAATTCTAGTGGAGTATTTTTCTCAAATCAATTAACAGACCAAGGAAACACTCCATCAGAAAATCTTTTAGCACTTAAGGTTTCTCCTGGTAAGGCATATGTTAGAGGATTCGATGTAGAGAAGAGTGTTTCGACAATATTAGATATAGAAAAACCAAGAGATACCATAGAAGTTAGCAATTCTGCAGTCCCATTTGAGATGGGGAGTTTGCTAAAAGTTAATAGAGTTAGTGGAACCCCAGTTGTTGGTATAGATAACAATCACGTCATTTATCTAAACAATCAAAGAAAAAATTCATCAATTGTTGGGACAGGAGAAACTATCGGTAAGGCAAGAGTTTACTCTTTCTCTTCACCAAATGAATATGAAAATGATGCAGACAATTGGGACTTGTATCTCTATGATATTCAAACATACACTAAAATCACATTAAATCAGGCATTAACTTCTGGAGAGTGCCCTGAAACATCCTTTATCAAAGGAATGAGTAGTGGTGCTTCTGGATATGTTGTAGGAACACCTTCAGGAAATGATATTAACGTTCAACAAACTTCTGGCACTTTTACTGTAGGTGAGCAGTTATTAATTAATGGAAGCACTTCATACTCAAGAACTGTTTCTGCAGTAAAGGTTTTTGGAACACAAGATATTAAATCTGTCTTCCAAGATGCTGCAGAGGTTGGGTTATCGACTTCATTTGTCGCAGACACTTTCTTACAAACTAAAATTGCAAAGAACTTTACAAATACAGATTCTTTAGAAATTAGTGCAACAGGTGTAGCAACTTGCGCTGGAAAGAATTTTGTAGGAATCAAGAGTGATACTATCATTAAGTATCAACTTTCTGGAAATACTTTAGAAACTTTTAATAGAGTCGAATCTGTTTCTAATGATGGTCTAACGATGACACTTGTTGCAGTTCCTACTGTATCTGGTGTTTGCAATGGTGCTTTACCAACATCAACAGTAACAACAACTTTCTCATTGGGAGTCCCAAGTATTCAGAATGAAGAAAATTCATTCTTATATGCGAAAATCAATTCTAAAAACGTTTCTGATGTAAATCTTTCATCTTCGGATCTAACCGTAAGAAGACAGGTTACAGGAAAATCAACATCATCTGCAGGTACACTTGCGATAAATCTATCAGATGTTGGCATCACTAGTGCTTATTTCCAACCATACAATAATGAGAGGTATTCGATTTTTTATGATGATGGATCTGTAGATCAATTATCAAGTGATAAAGTATCTCTAAGTAGCAATTCAACCGTTGTTACCTTTACTGGTCTCACCCCAAATGAGTCAAACGTTGTTGTTAATGCAACTGTTAAGAAAAATTCAATTACAAACAAACAAAAATTATACATTAGAAGTAATAGAGTAGACGTTACACAAACTGTTTCTGGAGTTTCAACTGCTATCAGTGGTTTAACATCTACCACAAATTATGGTCTAAGAGTTGAAGATGAGGAAATCTCTTTAAACGTTCCAGATGCAGTTAAAGTTCTTGCAGTATATGAATCTGTAAATAACGGACAAGTTGTATTAGATAAACTAACATTCACATCAGGTCTAGGATTAGATACTGAATCGATTCTTGGCGAAAAGATAGTTGGATCTACAAGTGGAGCAATTGCCCAGATAGTAACCAGAGTATCTTCAACCGAAATTGAATTTGTTTATTTGAACTCTAATACATTTGTTGCAAATGAGACAGTAAAATTTGAAGAGTCTGGAATTTCTGGTGCAGTAACTACAGTTTTAAAAGGAACTTATACTAATAAAACATCAGACTATGTTCTAGATAAAGGACAAAAAGAACAATATTATGATTACTCCAGAATTGTTAGAAAAACTGGTGCCTCGGTTCCATCTAAGAGACTGGTTATTTTCTTTGATTATTATGAAGTTCCAACTAATGATGCTGGAGATCTTTACACAGTCAAGAGTTATGGAGAACAGAGATATAAGAATGATATTCCTGTTTTGAAATCTGGTTATAGAGCTTCTGACGTATTGGATTTCAGACCTAGAGTTGCAGATTTTAATAGCACAACAACATCTCCATTTGCATTCTCAAGTAGAAATTTTGCTTCTGCAGGTTCAAATCCAACGTTGGTTGTTTCTCCAAATGAAACTTCCAATGTAACTTATTCATATTATCTCCCAAGAATAGATAAAATTTCTCTCAACAAAAATGGAAACATAGTTATTACAAAAGGTGTTTCTGCAGATAGTCCAAAAGAACCAACGACCATTGAAGAGTCAATGGATCTTGCTAGAATAGAATATCCTGCATATTTGTATGATGTCAATGATGTAAAAGTATATCTCTTCGATAATAGAAGATATACAATGAGAGATATTGGAAAATTAGAAGATAGAATTTCTAATGTTGAAAAACTTGCATCACTGACTCTTCTAGAACTCAATACAAAAACGTTACAAATACAAGATGCTGATGGTTTAAGTAGATTCAAGTCTGGATTTTTTGTAGACAACTTTGATGGTACTGATTTTATTAATATAGACAATCCTGATGCTAAAATTTGCATCGATACAAATAATGATGACAATGAAATGAGATCTGATGTTTCATCATATTCTCTCAAATCTCAAGTGTCACCATCTGCATCTTTGAATGCAAATACAGAAGATTTCTCATCAAATTTTGCACTGCAAGATTCTAATGTTAAAAAGACTGGAGATCTGGTAACTTTAAATTATAGTGAAGTTGCATGGACTAACCTATCTCAAGGATTTGCGACAAAAGAACAGGAAATTAATCCTTTTGGAGTTGCAAATTATAATGGATTTGTAAAACTTACCCCAGCATCAGATACTTGGGTTAGAACACTTAATAGTGAAAATGGCATTGTTAGAACTCAAAGTAATTGGGAAAATACTTATATTGGAAACTTAAATCCAAGTTCTTCTCCAAACGGGAAATTTAGATCAAGAAATGTTGAATTTAGATCTAGTGGTTTAAAACCAGCAACAAATTATTATTCGTTCTTTGGAGGAAGTTCAAATATTGATATTATTCCAAAACTATTGAAAATTACAATGGTTAGTGGAGTCTTTGAATCTGGAGAAACTGTCTATGGATATATCAATGGAAGAAAAGTTGCAGCATTTAGAGTTGCTAACTCCAATCATAAATCAGGAAAGTATAACCTACCATCAACCACATTCTCAGAGAATCCATACTCACCATCTACAACTATAAATTCATATTCTTCATCATCAACTGTTTTAAATATTGATACTTATTCATTAGCAGATAATGCTGATGGAAGATTTTATGGATATGCTCCATCTGGTATGAGACTAGTTGGTAATACTAGCTCGGCACAAGCAACAGTTCAAGCACAAACTCTTACAACCGATTCTGTTGGTGACCTGATTGGATGCTTCTTTATCAGAAACCCACTTCAGAATCCAGCACCACCAGTTTCTTTGAAAGTTGGTTCAAAATCGTTTAAACTTTCATCAAGTTCAACAAATTCATCTGCAACTAATGTTTCATTTACTGAAACAACATTCTACGGAAGTGGAATTGTCGATTCCTCAACTTATACCGAAAGTTTAATCGTTAGAAAATCTCCCCCAGCACTTCCATTAAATGCTTTAAGAAGAGATCCTCTAGCACAGACATTTAGAACAGACAATGAAGGTGGATTCTTAACTGCCGTTGACTTGTATTTTAGTGGAAAAGATTCTACAGAAAAATTATTTGTTGAAATTAGAGAAACTGACATTGGAGGAACTCCAAAGGATAAATTAATTCAAGACTTTGCAAGAATTGAAGTTCTACCATCAGATATTACGGTATCTAGCGATGGTCAAACAGCAACAAAACTAAATTTCCCATCCCCAATTTACTTGCAACCAAATAAGCAATATGCTCTTGCGGTTTCATGTCCTTCTTCTGATGATTACAAAGTTTGGATTGCAGAATCAAATAAAGCAACAGTTACCACTCAATCATATCCAAATGCCGAGCAGGTAATTTACTCCAACCAATATATTGGTGGTAATCTATTCAAACCACAAAATGGTTCGATCTGGAATTCAAGTTTGCTAGAAGATCTCAAGTTTAAGTTCTATAAGGCAAACTTTACCTCTACTAGTGGAACAGTATTCTTCCACAATCCAACCTTATCTATTGGAAGTACACATTCAGAAGTTGATGCCAATCTGCCAATCTTAATTAATAATCCAATTAAGACTCTACCAAGAAAACTCAATGTTGGTATAGTTACATCTTTTGGACTCAATACATTATTCCAAAATGGTTTAAAGGTTGCAGAAGGAGACACTTACGGATACATTGAGTCTGTTGGAGGTAATATTGGCGTTGTTACTAGCACAAAAGTTGGTGCTGGATATTCCAATGGCACATATTCAGGTGTACCTCTTTATAGTATTACTGGAAATGGAAGTGGAGCAACAGCGAATCTAACAATTGTTAGCAATCAGTTGGCATCCATTTCGATTGCAAATACTGGTACTGGATACAGAACTGGCGATTTGCTTGGTATCACCACAAGTGCTATGACAAAGGGAAGTGGTGCTACGGTTACGGTACAATCAGTACCAAATATTGATAAACTATACTTAACTAACGTTTCTGGAGAAGAATTTGGTTCTAACCAAACTTTGTCTTACTATGAGGGAGATACTCAGATTTCTCTAGCAGGAACAGCAACACGAGGTTCATCGACTATTCCAAGTGATCTTTACAGTGGTAATGTATTTGAAGTTATTCACTATAATCATGGTATGCACTCAAACTCTAATATTGTCAATATTAATGGAGTAGCACCAAACACTTCTGGCGAACCTCTAACTGCAAGTATCATATCTTCTAATACAACAATATCTGTTGCCAATACATCAAACTTTACAACTTTTGAGGGTGTAAATGTTTCTGGATCCAATCCAGGTTATATTATTGTAAATGAAGAAATTATTTCATACACTTCTGTTTCATCAAATGCATTAAACATTGGTGAAAGAGGTATTGATGAATCGGTCATTAGAAATCATGCTGTTGGAGATCTAATTTACAAATATGAACTCAATGGAGTTTCTCTAACAAGAATTAACAATTCACATACTATGCCTTCAAATGGAACTTTGAGTTCTGCAAGAGGAATCGATAGTTATCATTTACAATTTGATAGATCAGACAAATCTTCCGGTGACTCTCAACTATCATTTACTGATGCTAGTATTCTTGGTGGATCGAATTGTAGAGCAACTCAGAATATTCAGTTCAATGAGATTATTCCACAATTCAATGTAATTTCCCCAGAAAATACAACAGTTTCTTCTACATTGAGAACTATTTCTGGAACTAGTGCTGGTGGATCTGAAACTTCATTTATCGATCAAGGTTATGAAAATGTGACTTTGAATCAAGTAAATCAATTGAATACTCCAAGAATTATATGTTCTAGAGTAAATGAATCAAATTATCTTTCTTCTCTACCTAGAAGCAAGTCCTTGACTTTTGCAGTAAGGATGCAAACCAATAACATTAATGTTTCTCCTGTTATTGATTTGACGGAAGCTGCAACATTCATCTTAAATCGAAATAGACTGAATCGTCCAATTTTAGACTATGCAAAGGATCCAAGATCAAATCAATTATCAGACGATCCTCACGCATCTGTTTATATTTCAAATAGAATAAATCTTCTCAAACCAGCATCCTCTCTGAAAGTTATTCTCACCGCATATAGAAATGCATCCAGTGATTTTAGAGTTCTTTATCAACTTTTCAGAGCAGATTCGAGTGAAATTAGTCAAACCTATGAATTATTCCCTGGATATTCAAACCTAACCGATACTGATGGAGATGGAATTGGCGATACTGTTATAGATGTGAATCTAAATGATGGATCCTCAGATGTCTTTGTAAATGCAAGCAATGATGATCAATTCCTAGAATATCAGTATACTGCCGATGAACTTGAACAGTTTACTGGATTTGCAATTAAGATTGTTATGAATGGAACTAATGAGGCATATGCTCCTAGGTTCCGTGATTTGAGAGCAATCGCACTAGCATAATGATTCCAATTGAAGGACATAATAATCTCTTTAGAGATGAATTGTCAGGTGCTATAGTTAATTCTGATACTATTGAATATAATCAATATATTAGAATGAAAAAAGAACGTCAGAGGCAAAAGGATGAAATTGCTGAATTGAAATCTGACGTTCAGCAAATCAAAAATCTACTTATGGAGTTAATTAATGAAAATCGATCCTAGTGAAATAGAGTTAGAAAATCTAACTAAAAGTTTTGAATATCATAAACTTTCATCGGAGGTTGATAAATGTAATGATATTGATTTGCTAAAAAATATTGCAAAAGCATATATTAAACTTTATTTTAAACAACAAGAAGTAGTTACTGCTATTGGACTTGGTTCCTAGAAAATT